TACTTCTCTTTCTACTAAACTTAAAGACTTTACTAATATAGCTGCTCGTTCTAAATCAATTACTAACTTTTTTGAATTAATTTTAAAATGGTCTATGGTTGCTATAAGATGGGTGACAGGTATAGTGGATCCTAAAGTACAACATGCTCGGAACTTGTCTGAACAGAGCGAGGCGATGAAAGCTTGGTCTATTGAAGTAGACTTATTATGTGCTACAAATAACCAAGATAGAATCTTCTCTTCTCAGGACTTTCAACGACGAGTGTGCGATGCTAAAGAACTCGCTACTACTTTCTTTAATGATATACCTAATTTACCAACTTCTATTCGACCTTCTCTTATTTATTATCATAAAATTATTAATGAACTGTACAACCAGGTTGGACTTCGTGCCGGTGGTGGTCATAAACCACAGGAAGCTGTCTCAATTTGGTGGTATGGTGAACCTGGATGTGGAAAATCTAATGCACTTGACCAATACTGTATTGATGCTATGAAAGCTATGAAAATAGTTTATGACGGAAATCCCATTTACGTTCGTGATGGAAATCCTTTCTGGAACGGACTCCACGGGCAACCGTGTATTAAGTGGGATGATGTTGGTGTTAATAGAGGAATGGAATGGATGCAAACCTTTGTTTCTGAATATTTTAATGTACACACTTGCGCACCTTTCAACCCTTCACAAGCTGATCTTAAAGATAAACATAGAATTATTAATGCTAGACTAATCGCTATAGGTAGTAATGCTACAACTTTTAATGAGGATGTTATTGGTAATAAAGAAGCTTTTAACCGACGTAGAGACTTAGTCTTCTGTGTTCGTCTTAATCGCGACTATATTGCTGAGCATGCTCCTGACGCCAAAAACTGTAATGACCCTAGACTTACCGCTGACTTACTTGCTTATCCTTTTCCTCACTTACAATTCCGCTTACAACCTTCTACCGACCTAATTAACAGAACTAAAGAAACGGATGGTTGGATGAGTTATCTAGAAATGCTTGATAAAACCCTTCCTATAATTAAATCTATTGATGCTAAACGAAAGGCCGCTGCTAATGCTAAGAAAGCCCATGAAACAGCTTTATCTGCTGCAACATGGGCCGCTGAACATGACACAGTGGTCACGAATCCTCCTGGACTGCGTTCTCTTCGATCTGACCTTGATGCTCTTTACTCTGATACTGATATAATACAAACCACACCTGGACCACTGATTGAACCAACACCTGCTACACCTAATATGATACCTGAAATTGCTTCTGCTACCTGGGAATTTATCCGAAACAGATTTACTGACCGACGAACTGCTGAATACTATACTGAATTTGCTTTTCCCACTACTCATTTACCTGCATTACACGATGTGGAGTTTCATGATGATTGGGAATCCATACTTGACTGGACTCGGATTGGCTGTCAACACAGAAATGTGGGACATAACTGGAATATGAATCTTGACACTGATAATTATGAATTTAGGACCCTACATGTACCTTTTGGCTCTTGTGGGGATGAATGTGCTCTAACCGAAAGAGGACTGCTTGTACTCAAACTAGAATTAATACGTGTTGTTGAAACTAGGATGGGTATAAGAGTCGAAGAACTTACTGGACCTGAAGAAATAAGAAATTTAACACAATCTAGACCTGCTTATAATATACATACTATAATTGACTCAGCTATTTCTTTTGCTAATTCTCCTATTATATCTGACTTTTTAACTCCAATTATTGCTGTAATAACTCTCGTTGTTGTTCGTAACCGTATTGTTAAGGCTATGGATGATGCTACAACTGCTTATTTTGATGGTGAAAGGAAACTTAAGAAGGATGCAGCTTGTATAGATATGCTTACCGAACAATCAATGCGACATTATTTGCTAAATAATTACAAATCTGATATACCTGAAGATGTAAAACGACGTGCACAAATCAATGAAATTTTTAATGAGCTTGAAGCCAAAATATTAGAAAATAACCCTGATGTAGATTTATCAAATCCTGCCTGGCCAAATATAGCACACTCTGGCGATCCTAAGACTTTAAATCAAAGGAGAGCTCAGAGACGTGTTGCATCTCGCCAAGCCCAGTTAAACGCTGCACCTAATAACCAACAAGAACCTTCACCTAAAATTAAGAAAAATATTTTTAAAATTGAATCTATAAACTCTAAAACTGGAAATGCTCTCTCAATACATGGACTCGGTATCCAAGGTAGAAATACCTTAGTGCCAAAACACTTTTTCAAACGCTGCTCTAATGATAAACCTGTATTTACTGATATTGAAATTGGCTCACAAACTTATCACAATTTAGTACAAAAGAAAAGTAACACTTTCTTCTCTGCTCAACCGCTTTCTGGACCTTTACGCTTAACACACAAAACTAAACCTGCTATTTATGTTTGGTATTCGAGATTCTATACCAAGGATCAAGAAGACTCAAGCTTAATGGAAGCTATTACACACTGGCCTGAACAATATTTGATATCTTGCACTGGACTTTCTGAGGATTCTGAACGACTTTATACTGTACATCGCTCTGGACTTTCTACTACTGTTAAACACTCTCAATTACAAATTTTAGATTTACTTACTGATGAAGACCTTGACATGCAGGCAGTGATTTTCCCAAGTCGCATACCTGAATTCCACAATTTACAAAATTTAATCGCTACCGATGATGACCATGATAAAACCTCTCTTGAAAATTTGGACCTCTTACTTGCTGATAAACCTTTAATTTGCTCACTCTCTAACGTTGAATGTACTTCTGTTAAGCTGAACTATCAAGGTTTAGGGACAACAGAAGTTATTGGATATTCTTACCGAAACCCAACTGGCTACTTCCCATGTTCAAGCATTCTCTGGAACCCCGTGCATTCTAAAATCCTTGGATTGCATGTCGCTTCTAGTGGAAGTCTTGGATTTTCTATCGCTATTTCACCTGACATTTTACCTTTCAAATTGACACATGATAAATTGGACCTACCTTTGGACTTATCAGCTGAGCCCGTTATCAATTTAACCGGTGAGTTTATAACTATCGGAGCGATTGAGAATGGTATTAGCTACCCAACAAAGACAACTATTATACCTTCATTACTGAATAAAGATTTACCAACTACTCGCTATCCTGTAAAATTGACTGAACCTGGAGAGAAACCTGCGTGCGTTACTAGTCTTACCAAAGGCTGTAACAAACAATGCGTTTTTGCTCCAATACCTGAAACAAGTACTACTGCTAAATATATTGACGACTTCTTACATACCAAAATCATAGTAAATAGCAAACCTGTATGCGCTCCCTTGGCTAAACGCGATGTAACCACAGCTTTAAATGGGATTGTTGGAGTGCCATTCATGGACCCCATCAAATTCAATACCGCTGCTGGTTACCCTTGGAACCTGAAAGGAAAACCCTCAAAAAGTGATCTTATTCAGCGTTCCCCGACTGGACAAATAACCTATATGGACCCGGAACTCATAAAACTATACAATGAGGAACACCAACAACGTCTTGATGGCCTTCGACCTCCTGTAGTATTTTCGGACTTTCTTAAGGACGAGAGGTTAAAACCTGGTAAGGATGCCCGTCTCATTAACGGATCACCACTTACGTATACGATAGAAGTTAGAAGATACTTTCTTGATTTTGTTGCTGCTTTCCAAACCCACAGACTTAAAAACCATATCGCTGTAGGAATGAATGTACATGGAATGGACACCACACATTTCATGCAATACTTGCGCTCGAAAGGGCAAAACTTTATTTGTGGTGATTATACAAGCTTTGGACCTACTCTTGACCCCGACGCGGTAGTGGCATTTAGTCGTCTTGTAAACGGCTGGTATGACCATTATTGTCCTGATAACACACCTCTTGATAACTCGATACGGACTGGATTACTCCTTGACACCGCTTGCTCTGTCCACTTGGTTTATAATCTTTTATTCCAAGTTGCTTGTGGTAGCCCCTCTGGACATCCCCTAACTGTTGACATTAATAGCTACGTTAACCTACGCTACTTATGCCGTGCATGGTCGCTCTCACTAAACAAATGCCTGAATACAATACACTTAAATCATTTACTGACCATGTTGGTATAGTAGTTTATGGTGATGACGTTATTATGACAACAACTGATGAAATTACTGACTTTTTCAACAATCTTACAATCTCTGATTATTTTTCTCTTATAGGTATTAAATATACTGACGCTACTAAAACTGGAACTGAACTATTTTGTGATTATACTAAAGCTACTTTTCTTAAGAATTACTTTTCCAAACACCCAACTCGTCCCGGTAGGTGGCTCGCTGGTCTTGATAAAACTATGATCAATGAAATACCTGCTTGGATTCGCAAAACACCTGATATAAAAGCCGCTACAGAGGAAAATATCCGTGCCGCCTTACTTAAGGCTCACGGACATGGGCCAACTTACTTCGATGACTTTAAGGAGACCATGATCACTCTTGCAAAAAACCGGAACCTCGAAATCGATCCCCTTGACTGGAACACTATTGACGACAACTTTTACGATGAGAATTGCCATGGTGTGACATATAGTGCCTAATACTATGGTAGTTTCTATTTTCCCCTCCCTTTTGTATTTCTATTAGAACGTTAACTCTTCTTTTAGTTATTATTCCCTTAG